TGTGTTTATTCATCGTAGACGTAATTGGTTTCTTGCCCATTGAAGTTCCTTTGTAGGTTGGTTCATGGACGGTTGCATTACTGTACATCTTTGCCATTAGATTTCAACCCCCTGTTTGATTTTATTAATGAGGTAACTACGAACTAATCCAGAACGCACAATGTCACCGATTGTAAATTCAATAGTAGAGAATTCTTCCATCGCTTCTATGATGCCCATAAATGCACCCAACCCTTCTTTCTCACCATTCTTCTGCAAGTCAGTCTGGAAGTAGTCACCAGAGAATATAATCTTACTGTCTTGTCCAACACGAGTCATGATAGTATCTAACTCATGGAAGTTTAGATTCTGACATTCATCGACTATGATGATTGCATTGTCTAATGTGATACCTCTTAGGAAAGAGGTGGTGAGGAACATAATACTACCCTGTACTTTCAGTCTGTCATATAACATACTAAACGCACTATCGGATGCCTGTTCAAACATGAACTGTACCATGTTCTGGTACGGTACTTGGAACAGTGCAGTCTTATCTTCTTCATCGCCTGGCAAGAATCCAATCTCCCTAGTGGGAACTGCACTCCTTACAAGGTATACACATTCGTATGGGGTTGATGGGTCAAGAACCTGTTCTAGTGCAAGGTAAAGTGATACAAATGTTTTACCTGTACCAGCAGCACCATGCAGAAATAAATTCTGTCCTTTTCCGTATTCATTGAATACAAGTTTTTGATTGTCGGTAATTGGTTTAACCTTTACCAGACTATCACCTGTCACATCTTTTTTCTTTGCCATATTCTTACTCACTATAATTAAAGGTGGAGCAATGGGTTTACCATTGCTCCTGTGAATTGGTGGATTGACCACACAGCTTCCAATCTCATTGCGAGGGTGCTGTGGTTTCTCACCATCACAGTTTTATTTATATCACCTTGTGTTTCTTTAAGACTTCTCTAGTCTTAATTTCTTTAGTTGTTTTTTTACCGTATCTGTCTGCAAGTGCAGATGATGGATGTGCTTCTGCAATCCGTGATAGATTTTCTTTCCATCCAGAATCGTTCTTAATGCGGTCACCTGTTCCACCAGACATTGAAAACATTGATGGGGTTTGTTGAATGTGAGGATTGTTTTTTAAATATTCCTCACGACCAGACATGGTAAAAAATTCTTCAAATTCCTCACCAGTTTCCTTGTTCTTAAAATTATAATACGGCATCTTTTAGTTTTTCCTGTAGTTCTACTATCTTCAATTGCAAAGTGTGAACTTGTTTTTGCATCTCTGCCATTTCTTTTCTGTACATTTCTTCCCTTGTCATAAAGGGTCTATTGCTCTCAGTCCATCCACGCAAATTATTACCTACAGTAACATCATCAACAGGGTCTTCCATATCCTTCTCCTGTCTCATCTTCCAGAGCATCCAATCATAATACCGTTGGGGTTCTGGGTCATGCTGCATTTTGTAACTCATACCAATAGGGTACTCCTCTTTTTGTCCACTTCGCCAAATGTTGTTTATACTTTATATAGTAGTCGTGATATGCCTGCAATGAACTGTTTGGATTCTTTACGTCTTCAAACATCGCTTGATACGGTTCACAGAATCCTAGTTCGTACATATTCTTTGGTGGTGTCGCAAGAACCATTTCCAGTTTACGAAAACTTTCGTGTGGTACGTTCTTGTTGTACCGATACATAAACTCTGTATTCAGTTCTGTCCACATCTCATACAACCACATATAATTTTGTTTTGAGTGTCGTACCCAAATACCACTAGGATGTTTTACATGAGATGCCTTGTATAGAGTTGTTTCCATAACATCATCTGGATGCAACCACCTTTGTATCTTGCGACCATTCGCAGTCTTACCATAATAAGATTCACCATCCAATACACGATGTGCAGTAGACATCAACTGAGCGTACTCAATAATCATCTTACTGCAATGACTGTCGTTGTGCATCTGGGCACAAACCTTTGGGTTATTATTCAAATAAAATATATTCATCCTATAGTCTCCAACCAATATTTCTTGTACAATGTCGAACCTAGTTCAACCGTTTGCACACAACCAGATAACATTATACTAAGAAATATTAGAAATGTCAAGGACTTCATTCTTGAATTTCCCAACGATAGAAGATGTGGTCTTCAATCTCTATCGTCTTAGTCTTAGTCTTTGCCCATGCTGGTTCTACATAGTCTGCATGATAGTGTGTTGCACCTTCTGTGATATCTGCAATGGTATAACTACCATCTACAACACCAGTGGTCAACTGCCATATTCGGTCAAATGTTTCCATGTCATGAATACGGTCACTCTTACCATCACAGTACCAACTGAATTGACAACGATTCTTTACAGGTATCATAACCGTGTTGTCTTTCCAACTAGGACGGTGTGGGCCCTCAAAGACTACACCACAAATACTATTGGGGAATCGTTTGTCGTTTACACGATTGACCGTGACAGATATAACTGCCATCTGACCAGCGAGTGGTTGGTTTCGTGCTTCAAAATATACATTCTGTGCAAGACAATATGATTCGTCAATGATAAACTGTTTATGTGTCGGAACGGTATCTGCACTTGCAGTTGGTGTTAACGACATCATTGTTCCTAGAACAAGTTCCTTAAGCATTCAGCGCCTCCAAGTATTCGTTATTGTTTGTTTCAAATATGATGAATGGGAAATACTTATTCATCGTCTGGATTAGATTGATGTAATCACCAGACTGCATTTCCTCAGTCACTTCATTACCAAAACCCATTTGTTTTGATAACAACTGTGCAGTACCCAAGAGAAAAAAGGCGTTACCCTTTTCTCCATCAAGGTCTATCACAAATTCTCCGTTAGGTTTACGAACTGCCATTATGCACTCCTCTGTTCAAAAAGATACTCAACTAGATTCTCTACCATTTCATCAATGACAGTGTTTCCAGAAATACCAGATTTGTCTATCGCATTTTGAAAATCACTGATAGACATTGATTCCACTTCATCAAGAATTGTTTCCTTGATATTATCATTCACTGGATGACTCATACTGGTTCTCCATCTAATGTTTCAAATCCAAATCCAGCGACTACATACTTTTCAGTACCAACCAAAACTTGGTCACCAACTGAAGTAGACCTCAGACCCATACCACTAGAGATATCACCCATAACAGTAACATCATCGTTACCATCCTCAGGCATCTTCAGTGACCAACTGTCAAAGATATTTTGTGTCCAACGATATGCATATTCAAGTTTCTGACCCAATGTCATATCCTCTGGTACATTTACGAATGCGACTGTGGACGGTGTGTCCTCAAACGCTGTGTGAATAACTGCAACTTGTTCCATTATATAATCTCCTCATTCCATACTAGGTTTGCAAATTTGTCTTGTAGACGATACGCTTCCTTCTCCCAAGGTAAGTCGTAATACTTTGTGTTAGGATTGACCTTACGACCTCTCCAAACTGACTGACCATTCTCAACGAGATTGTCATTCATTTCTTTTCTGGCATACTGTTTGACATGAATCATCTCATGACAAATTGTAGTAACCAATTCTTTGATAGTCATATCTTTAGAAATTTCAAGAGTGAACTCACGGTTTGTATCATTCATCTGACACCAACCAACGACATCACCTGTAAGTTTCTGTAGATTGATTTCAATATCCAGAGTTCTCATTCTAGGCATTAGTCTATCAATCATAAAGTTAGCAACATCTTCACAGATTTTTCTCTGGATTTTGTTGCCCCCATTTGCGGTAACGTAATTCATATAAACCTTCTTTCTCATCATTACTAGTATAGTATACTCTGTTATGATAACATTGTCAAGGAGTAAATTTTTCCCTTATATTTCAAGGGTTTAGAACAATAAAAAAGGGGGGATTTTCATCCCCCCTAAAGACTTTAGCGAATCACCTGTCGAATCAGAACACTTCAAGTGAGAGAGAGAGGAGTTGTGTTCTGTTTCCTCATTACAACTTCATTACCAAGTCTTTAATCATAGTACCTTAAAAGCACCGAATTGTCAAGAAGTTTTACTTATTTGGGTTATAGAATTCGTCATTCCATCCAAACGCTTCTTTGACAACTGCCGCTGAAAGTCCTTTGTAGACTTGATGTAGTTTTTTATCCTTTGCGGCAACCACCACTTCTGCCTCACCGTGAGACAGACCTTCCAACATCTGAACGAACATCTGTTCTTTCTTCCATTGGGGTGTTTTGTTGTCTGCACCTTTGATGAATCTCCACATCTTCTTTGACTCTTGGAAGAGTAAAGTGTGTTCAGTTCCATCTGGGGCTTCATTCTTATTATAAGGAACGTCACCTTCTGGTACAATCCATTCGATATTAGGGTC